CGGGGAATGGGTTAGAGAGATAGCACATGATTTGAATATAGACGTAAAGACATTTAAGAGGAAGATAGAGCAATCAGTGAGGCGGTAAATTTTTAAAATCGCGGTTCGCTTACGCGAAGGGAGAATAGATGAAGCTACTAAAGAAAGATTTTAAAGTATACAAAGATTGGATATTCATATTGCCGACAATAACGGTGAGTTTGAATGATCCTCAATATAGGCCCAAGAACATTTCGATAGCGTTTCACTTTTTAGTATTCCACGCAAGATTACTTTGGATGAAGGGAGAGAGATTATGAACATACCTGAGCATGAACTTTTACAGAGATACGGGATAGGGAGATATGGAGCAGGGAACATAGACTTGTATAACAGGCCGCTGTTTAAGAATTTGGATGGGTCTGTGTCGACAGTCAGGAGCATGAGCTTTAACGATGGCAAGGGAGAGATACTTGTACCGACAGTAGCGCTTGATAATACAGGGAAGCCGTATGTGATGTCTGATGATGAGGCTATCAACCGGTACTACAACACAGGTGAGTATCTTGGGAAGTTTAAGACCATAGACGACGCTAATGATTATGCCGAGAGGCTACATAGACAGCAGGATCATATCTATAGTAAGAGGGGTACTAGATGACGATTGAAGAAGCAAAGAAAGAGCTATGGCCGATAAAAGAGATAGAGGCAGATATAAAGTCAGTTGAGTTGGAGATAGAGCGTTTAATGACGGTGGCAACGAAGATGACACCTAATTATGATGCACCTGGTTCACCTTCCCATAAGAATAAGATAGAGGAAGCGCTGATAAAGATAGAGGAATACCGTGGGAGATTGTCAAGGCTGGTAGTTGAGAGTATAGACGAGAAGACACGGTGTTTGAACAAGGTGAATCAGATTTACCCACGATCCATACGGAAGGTTTTATTGTATTATTATTTTATGGATTTCACGATGCAGAAGACAGCAGAGATGCTCGACAAGTCATATCAGTGGACGTACACGATGTTCACGTCGGCATTAGAGGAATATTGTAAAATTTCTGAAAAAAATTAAAGTTACTTGATAGATTTAGATAAAAAAAGTCTTTAGAATAGTAGTGGCAGAATAGATTTTGCGTTACTTCATCATTTATTATCAGAACTCCTTTCCAAAGGGGCAGTCAAGACGGCTGCTCCTTTTACGTTGTATGGATTTATCTACTAAGAGCTATAAAGAATTAAGGGAAATAGAATATCAGTATTGCCGAGAACATTTAGAGTATTTTGTTGAGACTTACGGGCATATAGAGGATAAAGACGCAGATACTTTAATACAGCCTTTCAAATTGTGGCCTGAGCAGGAGAAGGCACTAGGTCAGTTTAGGGATCATAAGTTAAATGTCATCTTAAAAGCCCGTCAGCTAGGTATTACATGGCTCGTTCTTCACTATGCGTTGTGGAAGATGATAAATCCAGGGCGAACCGTCATAGGTCTGTCAAGGACAGAGGACGAAGCACAGGAGCTTGTTCGTAGGATGGCGGTCATTTTGGATAACATGAGGTCATTATTTGCACCGAAGAACGACCAGCCTGTAAATTGGGCTAATGCTTATTGGGAGAATACTTCTTTAATTCTTACCATACACTTTGCGAACGGACCGGATTCAGTGTTTAAATGCTTTCCTTCATCACCGAACGCGGCAAGATCATTCACGGCAGACTTAATTGTGTTTGATGAATGGGCTTTCCAGCAGTTTGCGGAAGACATTTGGAAGGCAGGTTTTCCGACTATCAACAGACCTAATGGCGGTCAGGTCGTCGGATTATCCACTATTGAGCGTGGTTCGTTCTTTGAGAAGGTATTTACTGATCCTGATAACGGATTTAATAAAATTTTCATACCGTGGTACGCAGACCCACGAAGGGATGAGAAATGGTATGAGCAGACTAAACGTACTATGGGTGACATGATTACCCAGGAGTACCCAGCTACCATAGATGAAGCCTTAACAGTACCAGGGGGATCGTTCTTTCCGGAAGTAAAACGGGAAACGCACATTACTAATGTTGAATTAGAGGGTAAATTAAGGCGCTATGTGTGTTTGGATTATGGTTTGGATATGCTTTCAGCGCATTGGATTCAGGTAGATACGAAGGGAAACGCTCAGATTTACCGTGAATACGATGCACCGGACAAAACAATAGGCGCTGCTTGCGACATTTTAAGGTCTCTAAGCGGTGATGAACGCATTGAATATTGGCTTGCACCTTCTGATTTGTGGTCACGAAGTCAGGAAACAGGAAAATCAAGGGCAATTTTATTCAGTGAGAATGGAATTAACCTTACTAAAACATCAAGAGACTTTCCTGCCGGTTGTGCTTCCATGAAAGAGTGGTTGAAACCCATAGATGACAAGGCAAGGCTGACAATTTTGGAAGGATGTGCGCCGAATTTATATAGATGCCTTCAAAAAATACAGAAAGACAAGAAAAGACCGAATATTTATGCAAAAGACCCACATGATCTGACACATGATGTCGATTCTCTGAGGTCTTTTTGTGTTTGGTGGGTCCGCAGTCCTGAAATTGACTACGAAGTGATAGAAACTAAGCAACATCAGTCAATTTTAGAGGACATTGAGAACGCAAGCCCTGAAGACAGGGAGTATTTGTTAAAGAAATACGGTGAACCAGCATGAGGTTTAAGACGATCATGGAAAAAGTGCAGAAGACTTTAGCACCTACAGCAGAAGACAGGAAGCGCGATAAATGGCGTGGCAAACTTGAAAACGCAAGGATAGCATATTCAAGCGTTTTAAAGGAGATAGGCAAGAATCAGGCGGTCTATGAAGGCACCAGGGAAGTAAACGGGAACCCTAATACCAACATTTCAGCTAAGGATGTGTCTATTAACGTAAGGAATATCGCTTATGAATTGATTGAATCACAGGTTGACTCGTCAATTCCCATGCCAAAAGTCACAGCAATACATGAAGGTGACGAAGAATTAGCACGTTCGATAGAAAAAGCCTTAGTGAATAAGGTTAAGATGCTTAAATTATCCATTATCAACGATCAGATGGAGCGTGTTGTACCGGTTCAGGGTGGTGATTTCTTCTTAGTTGAATGGGATAACTCTTTAGGGTATCACTCAAATTACGGTGATGTGAACGTAAAAGAGATGAATCCGCGTCAGGTTATACCTCAGCCTGGCGTTTCCATCATAGAAGAAATGGACTACATCTTTGTTCAGACCGCACAGACTAAGAAAGCCGTTAAAGAGAAGTACGGAGTTGATGTTGAAGACGCTTCGGAAGAATACAAGGACATAAGAGGGGATCAAAAAGACTCAAAGGAATCCGGCTTAGATACAGATATAGTCACTGTCAATACTGTTTATTACAAAAACAAGGATAAAATAGGCCGTTTTGTGTGGGTAGATGACTATACGTTAGAGGACCTTGACGATTATCAGGCACGAATTACTAGGAAATGTAAGAAATGCGGATATGTCACGGAAGATAAGGTATGCCCTGAGTGTGGTTCTAAGAGTTTTGAGGAAACAGAGGATAAAGTACAGGAGATACACATACCCATAATGAGGGAACAGGGGATTGACCCCATGACCGGCAATCCTATTATGGTTGAAGCCGAGGAAGTCATCACGGTTGATTATTACAAACCTAATGTTTTTCCTTTGATAGTCAGAAAGAATGTTTCAAAGCTAAATTCGCTTTTAGGCTTCTCAGATGTCAAAGTTATCGAAGATCAGCAGGATTTAATCAAAAAAGTTGGTTCAAAGGCCGCGGAGAAAACTTTGAAAGGTGGTTCTTACGTTACTTTACCTAGAGGTGTAAAGGTAGAGACCACGGATAAAGAATTGAAAGTCATCCGGTTAGATGATCCACAGCAGAAGTCCATGATTGATGTTCTCAATATGCAGGTGAACATTCAGCAAGACCTCACAATGGTCAATAAAGCCTATGAAGACGCTCGTTCAACATTAGGTATCACTGATTCATTCCAAGGCAAATATGACCCTTCTGCGGTGTCAGGAACGGCAAAGCAGTATCAGATAAATCAGGCGGCAGGTCGTTTGGAGTCTAAACGTGTAATGAAGAACGATGCTTATGCAAAATTGTATGAGTATATGTTCAAGTTTTGGCTTGCTTATGCAGATGAACCCTTACCGATCACAGGAATAGGCGTACAGGGTGAGCAGAATTTTGACATCCTTGCGAAAGAGGAATTTTTGAAACAGGATT